TGCTGTTAGGGCCTGTCCCATGCAACTTCACAGCAAGTTCCAGTTCAAACCGACCACAGAAGAGGCCCCGGCCTGCCCCCCGAAAAAGCCCGCTGCCAAGAAAAAAGCAGCTAAAACAGAAGCATCCAAGGAGGAAAGCTGATGCCTAGTTACAAAGGCCCCATGAAGCCCCAGAAACCTGCGGGCAAAAAGAAAAAGAAAGGAGGCAAGAAAAAGTGAAGAAAGGATCTCGTGTCGCCTGGTCCTACGGAGGGGTCAGGACCACAGGAGTGGTTCAAAGCGTTGCCAAATCTGATCGCGTGTCGATTAAGACCCGCAGCGGCGGCACTGTCACTAGGGTTGGCTCTGCTGATGATCCGATTGTGCGGATCAAGTCAGATGTGACTAGCAACACTGTTTTAAAAAGGCGCTCAGATCTGAGCCCTGCCAAAAAGGCTAAAAAGAAATAACCATGGCCAAGGCCATTGACAAAGGAGGCCACCGCTTCGAGGGCCTCAACAAACCGATAATGACCACAAAGCACCCCAAATATGCGGCTGCGGTTGTCACCAAGGTTGACGGCAAAGAAAAGCTGCTGAGGTTTGGCCTGCAGGGTGCAAAGCGTTTCCCCAAACGTGAGGGTGAAAGCAAAGCCGCTGCTGAAACCCGCAAAAACTGGAAGGCCCGGCACGCGCAAAACATCAAACGCGGGCCAAGTTCAAAGGCTTACTGGGCGAATAAGTTTCTTTGGTAGTACATTTGGGCTGCAATTAACCTTACGGGTTATTTATGTCTGAAGAACAACTGCAAGAGGCTACGCCTACAGCAGACACTAGTGAATTGGAACTGCTTAGAGGCAGTGTCGAAGCATTAGAGCGCAAGAATCACGAGCTGATTGGTAAATTAAAAAAAACCAAATCAGTGCCTGAAGGCGTCAATGTTCAAGAGTTGATGGACTTCAAGGCAAAAGCAGAGCAAGAACAACTGGAATCACAGGGCAAATACAGCGAAGCACTGCAAGCCAGAGAGCATCAGTTCCGCGAAAACAGCACCAAGAAAGATGAACGCATCGCAGAGCTGGAGACTCGTGTTCGTGACCTTGAGCTGACTGCGCCTGCGGTTAGCGCCCTGTCAGACGTTGTGCATGACCCTGATCTAGTCATGCGGAACTATTTGAAGGATAAGGAAATTCAGCAGGGCAACAATGGCCCGGTAGTGGTTGATGGCTATGAGCGAATCCCTGTTGCTGACTGGGCTCGCAACAACGTGCCGGAATGGGTGCAAAAGGCACCAAAGCCCCAGGGCGGTGGCGCACCTGCAGCGCGGGGTGCATCAAGCGGTGGCCTAGATCCTGATTTGCTGCGTGACTTGACCGTCGGCGGCATCAATCGCGGAATCAACATGTCAGCCCTGGGTGAAATTATTAGAAAGCACCCTGAAAATTGGCAGAATTACAAAGCTGAAGCGGAAAGACGTTTGCGCGAGCGTTAATATGAATCAACTGGCAACGCTACGCCGAGCCAATCGGGTTACGCCCACACCGTAAACACTACTTCAGGAGATCATGGCCACCCTTCGGTCAGATTTGATCATCCCCGAGGTATTTAGCCCTTACGTCATCGAGGAATCGACCCGTTCCGACGCATTTTTGCAGTCGGGTGTGGTGCAACCGATGGCCGAGCTAAATACTTCCGGCGATGGCTCAGGAGACTTTGTCTCCGTGCCTTTCTATAAGGCAAACCTTTCAGGAGACTTTGAGGTGCTGACCGACAGCACGTCATTGACACCAGGCAAAATCGAGGCAGATCGCCAGATCGGCGTATTGCTTCGTAGAGGCAGGGCCTTCGAGGCAAGAGACCTTGCGGCATTGGCATCTGGCTCCGACCCCATCGGAGCGATTGGCCAGAAAATGGCCCGCTATGTAAACCACCAAAAGCAAAAGGATCTTGTTTCCTGCCTGTCTGGTGTGTTCGGCTCGCTGAATGACAACTCTTCCAGCAGTGCTTTCTTTGGCCTGTGTTTGGATTCTGAGTCTGGCGACACACCGACCTCACTGACGCCTAGCCACGTCGCTCGTGCTAAGAACCTCTTAGGCGATCAAGGCGACAAGTTGGCTGCTGTGGTCATGCACAGCGCGACTTATTACGAGCTTGTCGAAAGGCGTGCCGTGGATTTCGTCGCGGCAGGTGATACCGCTGGTGGCGCAACCGCAAGCGGCGGTTCGATTGCGGGTGCCTTTGGTAACCCCACTGTTCCGGTCTTTATGGGAATGCGGGTTGTGGTCAGCGATGACGTGCAAACCCACGGAAGCGGCGCTTCTAAGGAATACGCCGTTTACTTCATGACCCAGGGCGCTGTTGGCGGTTCTGAGGTCACTGCGCTCAGGACCGAAACTGATCGCGACATATTAAGTTTGTCAGACGCGCTTGCAATTTCGCTTGGGTACTGCTACCACCCGATCGGTGCCAAGTGGGGCGTGACCACGGTCAACCCGACTCGCGCTCAGCTGGAAACCGTGGGCAACTGGTCGAAGGTGTACGAAACCAAGAACATTGGTATCGTCCGCTCGACCGTTGTTAGCTCCCTTGATTAACCCAGGAGGTACTAACCATGGCATCCATTTTTGAGGCAACAGCGGGCAAACTCATTGGCCCGACCACTGGCGGCACTGTGACCCAGGCCACCAACAAGACGACCGGCGTGACGATTAACGCTGCATCCGGTCAAATCACCATGAACGGCGCTGCCCTTGGTGCAGGCGCTGAAGCCACTTTTGCTGTGACCAACAGCGAGGTGGCTGCAACAGATGTTGTCGTTGCTGTTCACGGCTCTGCCGGAACTGCTGGCAGCTATTTGGTGCAGGCAAACACGATGGCGGCAGGTTCTTTCAACCTGACCGTTTCAAACGTGACTTCTGGGTCGCTGTCAGAGGCGATCGTCATTAACTTTGTTGCGCTTAAGGGCGCTTCTAGCTGATGGCTTTGTTCGCTTTTAAGCGACTTAGGGAACAGCAGGCTGCCGCGCAAGCGGTGGCCTCTGCCCCTGCTAAGACTGAACCCAAGACCACCACCCGCAAGGCCAATGGCAGTAACAATCGTCGCAACAGCGGGCGGGGCAAGCTCGAACAGCTACATGACGCTGGCGGAAGCTGATGCCTACGTTGACGCCATGGTGCTGGGCACTGATGCAAACAAGTGGGGCTCAGGCAACACTGATAGTCGCAACCGTGCTCTGACAGCTGCCACACAACGGCTTGACCGCGAAAGATTTTTAGGGGCCAAGGCAACCGACACGCAGGCGCTTGAGTGGCCGCGTACAGGTGTCAGAAAGCCTTCGACATATATCAATACTTACGCAACGGGATTTCCGTTTCGTATTGCCGATGATTTCTTTACCGATACAGAGATTCCGTCGCAGATTAAACACGCTCAGATTGAGCTAGCGGTTTACCTGCACAGCAACAAAGACGGCATCAGCCTGGGCGGCCTTGAGGACTTCAAGAGCATTCAGGTGGGCAGTATTTCGGTTGTGCCTGATAAGACCGGTTCAGTGGGAGCTGATCGCGTGCCGCCCATGTTTGAAAGATATCTGCACAGCCTTAGAATCAGTGGACCAGGCAACATTTCTGTCAAACGGAGCTGATCCAATGCACATGGGCTGCCAAGGTGAATCAATCACCGGAACAGATGCAAGAACGGGGCGCTTTGGGGCGATTCAGTTCAAAGAAGATACGGTGATCAATGCAATCACTGCGGCTAGCTATACGGGCGACTCACTCGCTGGGGAAACCTTTGTAGCTCGTACTGTTATCTACGGCGTGTTTACTAGCATCCAGCTAACCAGCGGTGCTGCAATCGCTTACAAGCTCTAATGGCTCTTGGTGACATCCTGGCGGCAAAGCTGGCCCCGATTATCGGGGGAACGGTTCTTGGCGGTGATGTCACGATCCGCTTTGTGAGTGGCAGCAGCTACAACGCCACGACGGGCACGGTCACGGAGACTGAATCAGACACAGCGATTAAAGGTGTTGTTAGTGAAGTGGCGCTCCGTGAGGCCAACCAGCTGATTCAAGCGGGCGACAAAAAGTTAACCATCTCGGCGGCAGATGTGGCTAGCGCACCAGAGACCAAAGACCGCGTGGTGATCAGCAGCATTGTTTATCAGATTGTCCAGGTGGACAAGCAAGAGCTGAATGGTGTGGACATTGCCTACGACCTTTATTTGAGGGCCTAACGATGGCAAAACAGATTAATTTTGATCAAGTTGACGACTACTTAAACCAGCTGGGGGACTTTTATGCGCAAAGCACAGTGTTTGAAGCCGACAAATCGTTAAAAAAAGCAACGCCAACGCAAACCGGCAGGTTGAGGGCAAGTTGGCAGATCGGTGAAAACGCCATAAGTAACAAATCAGAACCACCCGGTGAATATTCGGCGGCTAAAGGAGGAAGCATCCCTAAAGCTAAGGGCATTAACTACCAACCAGGCACTGAAACAATTGGCAACGTTTACAACGTTCACAACGCCGTGGAATATGCCGAGCCGGTCTGCATGGGCACCGGCCTGCCACCTTCATGGGGCGACGACTTCAAGACCACGCAGGGCACTGTTGAGGGCTTCCCCGAAATCATCACCAAAGAATTGCAGGTTGATTCGCAAAGGCGTTTCAACGATGCTGTTAAAGATGCTCAAAGGAAAGGCAAGATCTGATGGCAGCTGCAGACCTCAATTCAGTGCGGGCCACGATCGAAGGGCGACTAGCCACTGAGTTGGCGAACAGCCCTGCGATCTCTGTGGTCTTTCAAAACATGGCTTTTGAGCCCACGCCTAACAGTTCATTTGTTCAGTGCTTGACAACCTTCGGGGCCAACCAATACCTAAGCCAAGGATCTACAACTAATTGTCAGAACCGGATCGTAGGCCTTACCGTGTTTAACATCTTCAGCGGTAAAGGCGTTGGTCCTGGCGCGAACTTGGTGATTGGTAAACGAATCCGAGACCTTTACAATAGAGAGATCGTGTCGGGGGTTTTCTTCGACGCTCCTAACGGCCCCGAGGTACTGGCTTCACCAGTTCCAGAGGGTTACTTTCAAACACGGGTCTCTGTGACCTTTGAATTCATCGAGGAACTCTGACCATGGCAACACTTCGAGGCGAATCTGGTTCAGTTGAATTTGAGACCGG